GATTTATATGCATGTGGTGGTGTTGCACAAACAACAACTACAACAACTACAGTTGTCCCAGAAGATACCCCATGTACAGATGGGTTGGATGTAGCATTTATAGTTGATTATACTGCATCTATGACTAGTGTAATTGAAAATGTAAAATCAGGAATAGGGGGTATTGTAAATGCTATTTATACTCAGTCAGGTGCTGGTGGGTATAGATTAGCTCTAACTACTAGTGATCAATATCTGGATACAGTAGATCCATATTATGGAAATTGTGTTGATTATTTACAACTACCATTATCTCAAAGATTAATAGAAGGACCTTTTTTATCAGCCCAACCTGTGATCGGATCTCTTTACACAAATATAGTAAGTACTGCTTGGGAAAAATTTAGTGATAATAATCAAGCAACATTTAATGCACAACTTCAAAAATTAAATGGAGGTGTAGATGGTAATTGTGTACAAATAGGAGAGGGTGCAGCTGGTCCAGAACCTTGTGATTATGTTTCCAAATTAATTACAGAATCAGATTTTGTAGGAGCATTTAGACCAACTGCTGCAAAGCGTATTATTATATTAACTGACCAATTTCCAGGAAGCACTAGAGATTATTTTGACGTAGTTACTTGGCAAGGTATACAAGATCTAATTACACATGCTAATGCAAATGGAATTAAATATTTTGTTTTAGGTATGGGTGTTAATTTGTTTGGTGGTCCATATCCAAACACTAATGAAACTGTTGCTGGCATATATCCATGGAGAGAATTAGCAGAACAAACTGGTGGAGGTTGGAGCACTGATGCAAGTTCAGAAGAAATACGACAGCAAATAATAGCTGGATGTAGCGCAACCACAACCACAACCACAAATCAAAACTAAGTAAAGAAGATGATAATATTTATAACATTAAGTTTCGCAGGTGCAGAGTCAGGTCCTTTTGATCTGTACTCTGATGTTGATGGTTTTACTACACCATTTGCACAAAATGTAAGCAAGGCTGATCTTTTATTAGGTTATGAAGTCGTAGCTCCTGATGGAACAACAACTGTTAGATTGTTAGATTTAGGTGCAGACTGTGCACCCTTTACAACAGATATATACAACTGTGCTACACCAAATTGTGATTTCTCTGGAGAGATTAATTGTATAATACCAGACTGTAACTTTAGTGGAACAATTGTTTGCCCTGCGCCAGAAACTACAACCACCACTACTACTGGATATCCAGGATTCTCACCATGTACTTGGTCAACTTATGGAGGTAACCCTGGAGAAATAGCTGTATATGATTTTAACACTAATTCATCAACTGTGGTGTTAGTACCTAATGATTTTACAACCACTTCAGGAATAAACAGACCTATCTGTTCTACATCAAGTAAGTTATGGTTAGCTAGTTATCCTGTAAACTCTACAACTTGTGGCAACATTGATATAACTCAACCAGAAGGTTTTCCTAATGCTGTAACAGGAAATGGAACAAAAACATTATCTAATGGTATAGTGTTAACTACAACATATACTGGCCCTGATCCAATATATGATTCAACACCAGGAAGTTTTGACCTATGTGATGGATTTTACATAAATCGGACAAATACTAGTACAAGTGCAAGTTTAGCATTAAAAGTTAATGGAGAATTGACTATGGAGTTTGATCCTCCTATAAACTGTATTCAATTTATATCTAGTGCATGGGGTTATAGTGGAGATCCAAAAACAGAAGGTGATATAGAGATTGTATCTGTAACCAGTGAGTCTTCTATTATAGGTGAGCAGATTTTGCAATGTACTAGAGGTAATGATGAGGAAGACATTCCTACATATGAAACAATACAGATAAGTCCAAATCAAGTTAACATGCAAGCTTATCAGGAGTTTGAAAATTCGTCTTTTCAAGTTGGATCAACTAAAATTACAGCAGAAGATAAGGGTATTTCACAATTAGTACTTACTAATATATCTCCAACAAATGTGAGGGGAGTAATTATTGATTTCTATGTAGGTGATTTCAATGTAAATAATGCTAGACCACCTGAACTTCAATATATTAGAGAATGGGATATAGATACATCTGGTCCTACACCAACTCTATCTTTTGTTAGAGAAATATCTATTGATGTAGATAATCTATCTAACAGAGGTATATGGGGAAGTGAAATAACTGCAATAGCTACAACTTCTGATAATAATACATTACTTGCAGGATTTGGTGCAAGAGATGATGGCGAAAATAGTATGGGTGTTTACTCATGGGATATTTCTACATCTGGTAATATTCTACTAAATGAAAATAATAAAATAGATAAAGCAAATGTAAGTTTTGGTAATACATATGGAATTACAACAGAGCTTACAGGAATGTTTATTACTAATGATGACAATGTTATTGTTTCTGCTAGATACTACGAAAATGAAAGTCCTAATAATGCAGCAAACCGTGTAAGACAATATGAAGGGCTAGACTTAAGTTCTTGGACATCATCATCACCTGTTATTAATTTACAACAGCGTGGTGTTCCTGAATTTACCAATGCGTGGACTAGTACAAGTAAAGCTATGCCTGTATGGGGTGTAAATGGATTATTACAGGTAATTCAACCAGAAACGCTTAAGGTGTATAATATTGATCAAGTAGGACCATATGATGCTACACTGTCAGGTACAGTAGCTGACGATACTGTTTGGATACATACATCAACTGGTTGTGCAAATGTTAATATTCAGTATGATGATTGTGAAGAAGCTACGTGGATACCTGCATTAACTGAACAAGTTGATGGTGAATGGGTATATACAGGACCTGCTACTTTTACATATGCAGGAGTTGAGGTTACAGCTAGTGCCAGTCAAGATAATATGCAATTACGATCAGGCGATACTGTAGGAGGTATACCACAAGAAGGATGTAGTGGAATATCTAACCCAGCTGCAAATGGTGTATTAAGAAGTGTTAGAGGTTTTGATTTTACTATTACACTAAGTTTTTCAGAACCTGTTAATAATATTCCTATTAGAGCTGCTGTACTTAACTCTCAACCTGACTTAAGCGGTGGAGATGTTTATACGTTTGACACAAATACAGGAACACCTAATGTATCAATAAGTGTTGGATGTAATGTTCAAGTTCAAGGAAATATAATAGGTGGAGGTGTACCAGACTATGATACAGAAGGTGATGGAGAATTTATTATAACATCTGACACACCTTTTACAATTTTAACCATATCTGGTGATGCACCAACTGGAGGACCAATATTACTAGGTTGTGTAGATGTTGAAACTACTTGTACATGGGCACGCCCTGCAAGAGGAACGAGTGGTGTTGATTCATTTTATCGCTATAATCCACTTTCTAACCAATATCAATTTGTTGATCTTCCAGACAGTTTTGGTACACCTCCAGACTATATAATAGGCTCAGGTAGTTCACAAAATATTATGTTCCAATATTTAACGAATAGTTCACTCGAAAGACTTAGTATAAAGAGATGGAACCTAAGCGACTTGTCTATTGTTGAAACCTCAGATCCTAATAATATAATAGATATAAGTTGGCCATCTGATGAATACTTTCTAGCTCCAGGAGTTTGTGTAGTGAATGATAATACTCTTCTGCTTAATTCTATTAATATAAATAACGATCCATCTACTGGTAAAATATATAAACTAGTAATAAATGAAGATGATTCATATACATTAACATTTTTATTTGATTTATTAACTGATCAAAGTTATTGGAGGACTCCAATATATTCAAATAATAAAATAATATATCAGAGATCAGACACTCAAGACGGTGAACCAGCTCCACTTTATATAGTTCAAAGAGATTACGACACCTTAGATATAGAACTTGAAATAAATATAACAGACATACAGATTGTAGGAACATCACCAGATGGGTATAATGTCCAGACAGCTTTGCAATGGATGTTTGTTTATGAAAATAAAATGTATATACTTGTTAGTGGTATTCAATTATATGAAATAGATACAAATTTCCCTTACAATACTACATTAATAAATGACAACACAGCATTCTTTGGTCCAGGTGAGTTTAATAATCAATATTTAAGAACTTGGAGTAATGCAGGTGAATGTAATGGAAATTTATCTTTTATTCCATCAACAAGCCCAACTACCACTACCACTACTACTGTTGACCCATCAGGACCTAGTACAATATGGATAAAGTTTGACCCTATAACACCAGCGTAGATATAAATTATGAAAGTAACACAAAAAATAAAAGATAAATTAAGAGAGGTTCGCAGATCAAATCCAGGTCTTACTTCTGTGTGGTATGGTTATAAATCATCTAATGGAGTTAGTACAGGAGAGTTGAGTGTTGTATGTGGTGTTGAAAAGAAAAAACCCCTTTCAGAATTATCTAATGATGAGATTATACCAACTGAAGTGAAAGTTGGAAGTCAGTCTATTAAAACAGATATTGTGGAAATAGGTAAACCAGAGCTACTAGGTACTTGTAATTCTGCATGTGGTCAAAACATAGGATCAGCATCAATACCTAACAGATCATATACAAGACCTATTAAAGGTGGTTTATCTATAAGTACAAACAATACATCAGGTGGTGTTGGTACATTTGGTTTAGTTGTAAAAGATGTTGCTACAGGAGCAATATTAGGACTTAGTAATAATCATGTTACAATTGCAGATGCATTTTATACAGACTCTAGAAATTTATCTGGAGTGATACAAAATGATTATGATCCAACAAATAATATATACCAAGGAACTGAAGGAACTGTTGCTGGAGGAAGTTGGACAGAATACTTCACCTCAGCAAATATAATTGGAAGAGGTGTGAGATATGTTCCTGTTCACCCACAGAGTTCAGGATTAGTAAATAATGTAGATGCTGCATTATTCTCATTAAAATCTAATGTTATAAGTCTTTTTGAAAGTTGGAAGCAAGTAGGACTAGATTCAATTATAACAAGTAATCTCCCTTTTGCTACAACTTCGGAAATAGATAATGCTCTTGCAAGTAACCCAGAATTATATAGTTCAGGAAGAACAACAGGTCCTAAAGGTGGAGCTAGTTGTCCCATGAGAATTTTTACAACAACAGGAGGATTTCCTATTTCATATAAAAGACAAGGAGTAAGCACTCTTATTGAAATGGAAGATATTATAGGATATTTTAAACCTCCTTTAGAAGATCCTACATCACAAGATCCAAGTGACCTTTGTTGTAACCCAGTAAGGGGTGGAGATTCAGGATCTGCTTTAATTGCTAATATAGGAGGAACTATAAAAGTAATTGGACTAGTTTTTGCTGGAGGTGGTTCAGGATGTGACGGTGGACAAAATTCATATCAAGTTGGATGGGCTTGCAGAATAGACGAAGTAGCTAACCAATTAGGAATTACTAGCCTTGATGCAGGTGATTTATTTACTGTTGTAAATGAAAACTCAATAGAGTATGTAACTGAACTTGGAGGAAGTGATCAAATAAATAAAGAATGTGATGGAGCAACTTATTGGCAAGTTGGTCTAACAGATACATTAAATAACCCTTGTTAAAATATAAAATACCATGTCAAATAATTGCTCAAATTGCTATAACGGATGTACTGAGATAACCTCAGACAAGTGCGTTAAATATACAGGGGTAGATGTCCCTGTTCTAGGAATAAAAAATGGAGACTCTCTATCTTATGTAGAGCAGTCATTAATAGGTTTTCTAACCTCATCGCTTGATGGTACAGGAATATTTCCTGTAATACCACAGACAGATATATGTCCAAGTTTACAAGCAGAACTAGACGATTGTAATCCCCTTTCATTAAATAATTACTTAACAGGAATCGTAAAGTTTTTATGTAGTTTGGAAGAACAAATTTCAGGAGGAGGAGAAGAAGGAGGAGAAACACCGTTACCAGCCTATGACCTAGAATGTATAGATATCCCAGCAGGTTCAGATCCAAGTGATACACAGGTAGTGTTACAAACTGTAATATACAAAGTTTGTACACTAGTTGATCAACTTAATGGTTTTATAAATTTTGTTGAAAACACTTATGTTAAAATTTCAGATATAAATACGTATATTGAAAACTATATACAAAATGATCCAGGTCAACAACTTATTGCTAATAGAATGGTTCCTTATTCAATTGTTGCTGCCACTGGAGGTTCTGCATTTCTTAATAACTTTGATGCTTCTGGTGCTGGTATAGGTGATTGGGTAAGTATATATTTATGTAATGGTGAAAATGGAACTCCTGATTTAAGAGGTAGAGTACCAGTTGGAACTAGTGATGGAAGTATGCTTGGTGGACAAATGGATGTAGCTGTAGATCCTGCTCAACCTGGTAACCCAACTTATACAACAACAACTCCACAAGGTGGCAATAGTGTAGTTTTGAGTCAAGGACAAATTCCTTCACATACACACGCTGTTACTATTGGACCATCAACACCTACAATAACTCCTACAGGATGGGCAGCAGGACCTTACGTTGGTCCAGGTATACCAGGTGGTGGGGGATTTGATGGTGGAGGTAATGCTTTTAGACAAAGACAGTTTAATGCAGACCCTCTTCCTCCACACACACATACTGTTACTCTTAATCCTACAGGTGGTGGACAACCACATAGTAACTATCAACCTGGACTTGGAGTATATTATATAATTTACATACCTTAAAACAAAATAAAATGGCATACCTACCTGTAAACCCTTGCTGCACTGATGTAGTTTTAAATAACCCTTGTGGATGCACAAGTACATGTAATCAATGTACTAACTCCTGTGGAACAAATGGTACTGTATCGAGCACAGTTGTGTACGATGGTCCAACTCTTCCAGGATCTGGTGTGGAAGCTTGTGATACAATCAATGTAGCATTATCAAAAATAGACTCTGTTCTTGTCGAGTTAAAAAATCAAGTTGCAACTAACACTAGTGACATTGCTTCTATTAAAGAACAGATAATAAACATTAACTCACAAATAACAAACATTAATAACAACTGTTGTTCATAATCATGACCGTACTACTAACCATATCTCAAATAGGACCTGATAACTCTGAATTTAACTTATACTCAGATGTAGATAATTTCACTACTCCTTTTGAAACAAATGTATCAGACACTGACTTGTTAAATGGATACACTAGTTCTCTAGTTCCAGATTACACAAACATTGTACGAGTGCAGGCTTTAGGCAAGTGCGTCAATTATTTGGATATAGTTTTAGAAAATATAACAACAACAACAACTTTAATACCTTAAACCATGTTAATACAAATAACCATAACCATTCCACCTGGAGGCGCTGCTGGACCTTTTGACTTATATTCAGATGCGGACGGATTTACAACTCCATTTGAAACACAAGTCCCAGCTGTAGATTTAGTAGCTGGATATACAGTTACACTTCCTATGGGAGCAACCATTATACGAGTTTGCTCTGTTGGTACATGTGAAAATTGTATTGACTTACCAACTAATTGTCCAACTACTACAACAACAACTGTTGCACCTACCACTACAACAACAACAACGGTAGCTACAACAACTACAAGTACAACAGTAGCTCCGACAACAACAACAACAACTACTGCAGCAACAACAACTACAACTACCACTGCAGCAACTACTACAACTACTACCACTGCACCTACAACAACAACTACTACTACAGCAGCTACTACAACTACAACTACTACTGGAAATCCTGAAAAGTTAGGTTGGGAACTTACAACTACTACAGCTTCTGAAATATTTGCTGTAGGTATGCAAATACTTGTAAATGATGTTGTTCAAGTTCAGGAAAGTATTGATGGAGCTAACTATCCGTTAACAGGTGAGATTCTGGTTGGTACAGGAGCAACCGTAAAAGTAATAGTTACAAATCAAAAGACTGGAATACATACTTTCCAAAACAGAGCACTATTACAAGGTCTTGGATCACCAGCTGTAATATTAAGTGATACTCAATCTGCAACTAATTCACTTGTTTCTGATGTATCATTTATTAAAGGTGGACTTACAGAAGATCTTGAGGTCATTGGTAATATTATAGTAAATACAACAACTACTAGTACTACAACAATTATAGAGACAACAACTACTAGTACAACCACTGCAGCCCCAACAACAACTACCACTACGACTAGTGCTGTAGGAGCTTGTGATTTAGGTACTATAACAGCAACTGCACCTTCTCAAACAACTACAACTACTACTACAGTGGGTGGGTTGACACAAGGATTATTAAGTGAATTTGGACAAACAAGTTCTACTTCTGCATGTACTCAAAGTACAACATTAGATGTTTGGGTGTCCAACGTTAATGCAAGTAATGCACCAACTACTAGCTCTGTTATTTATCTGAATGCGATGGGAACTTCTGTTTTCCAAGGTAATACTTTACAACCATGGCACATCTTTGAAGTTTCAGGTAGTGCACAGTATTCATTTGAAGTTGACGGAAATGGTAATGTTGGAGGACCAATCGATATATGTACAGTTTAATTTATAAATCTTAAAAACAATATAATATGGCTTTTACCGTAAATGTAAAAATAACAGCACCAGTTGGAGCTGATTCAGGACCTTGTGATATATATGAAAATGGTGATCTTTACACCACTCCTGTAGCTACTGGTGTGTCAATAAGCTCCCTCACATCACCAGCTGGTTTTGATGTTGGGGTAAATCAAAACACAACACTTATAAGAGTTTATAACACTGGAACGTGTTCAAACTTTGAGACTGTTGCAATCTTATTTTCATAATACAATATGACAGCTTTAATAAAAATAGACACAATAGGTGAAGATCTTCATTTGTTTAACCTCTACTCGGACATAAATAACTTTACAGCTCCATTTGCAACAAATGTAACTAGAGATGAACTGTTAGGTAAGGATAAAGTAGATGGTTATCCAACTGATCAATTGCCTGATTTAGCAACAGTTGTTAGAGTTATGGCAATTGATGAAGGGGTATTCCTAGATATTAATGTATAAAAAGTCTTGTTTTGTTGGTTTTACAAGGCTTCTCCTAGGGTTATTAGTAGCCCTAGGAGTTTTTTATTTATAACTAAATTGATTATAAATAATAACCTGGTTTAGTAAATTTATTTGTAATATCCAAAATAAATTTTATATCTTTACAATATTTTTTAACTAAAGCACAATTAAATGTCGTACAATGAGAAACTACTCAGACAGCTAGAGGGACTACTGGGCTGGAAGAAAAGTAAAAAGTTTTATGCTGAAAAGCTAAACATAACAGAAGATGAAGTAGATGAATTAATTAAGGAGATCAGAAGTAGAGACAAAGATGAAGGAGAAGCATTCTTAAAAACATCAAACGATTCAACAACCTTTGAATCACTAAAGAAGGTTAACAATGAGAAGGGAACTATAGAGAGTACGATTACTCTTGATTATGAACCTAAAGACCACCTGGAGCTAGCAAAGCTTCACAAAATAGACCTAGACAAATACATAATTACAAACTACTGGTCTAAAGTACTTCCAAGCGGAAAGTTTACTTCCTCAGTATTTTCAAAGAGGAAAACACCAACAGATTACACAGCTGAGGATTTCAGCAAGTTCTTAGAGAACTATAAATCAAATTACATTCCAATCCCTTCACCAGAGAGAAATGGTAATAGAGATATTACAGATGTTGAAATATCTTTATCTGATTACCATTTAGCAAAACGATACGTTGATGGTGATAACAATCCTGCAGTAAGAGCAAGAAGATTCTTTGATGTGGCTCAAAATTTGATGCACAAAGTAAGATCTGTTTATGATGTAGACAAGGTGGTATTCCCAATATCTAATGACTTTTTTCATACAGATAACTATCAAAATTCAACAACAAACGGAACACCACAAGACACTATATTAGATTATTCTTCTGAGTATGAATTAGGTTTTGCAGTACTTGTAGATACTATCAAGATGTTAAAAGCAAACTCTAATCATGTAGAAGTTATATTAGTACAAGGTAATCATGATAGAACAAAGTCTTTTTATCTAGCACATGCATTAGATATATACTTTACAGATGAAAAGAATATAAGCTTTATAAGAGATGAAGGATTAATAAAAGCAACTGTAGTTGGTGAAACATTTATAGGTTACCATCATGGGAACTGTAAGATAGATCAACTACCACTATTATTTGCCACTCATCCAAAGTATGCATCTATGTTTGGTAATTCTAAATATAGAGAAGTCCATACAGGTGATAAACATCACTATATGGCTAAAGAAATAAAAGGGGTTAGAATACAACAAATGCCTAGTTTATCTGGTACAGATAGATGGCATAAAGATAACAACTTTGTACATAGTGTACGAGCTGCTCTTGCTTTAGTCTATGATAATGATCTTGGTAAGGTGGCTGAATTTGAAGAAAGAATATAATTATGGCAACATTAAGAAAATTGGTTTCAGATGTGCGATCTACGCATAAGATTTTATCAACTGATGCACTTATTACAGACAGAGCAATTGCTTCTGAAATAAGAAATAATGCCTTGACGTTAATTAAAAGAGAAACCAATGTAAGGAAGTTATGGGCTAGCGATACCCTGTTTACTACCATTCCTTGTTTAGAGATGGTAGAAGTTCCTATTTCAGAATGTTGTGAATATGCTGACCCTTGCACTGTAGCAAGAACTAAATTTAAACTACCTAGAATATCAGAAGGTAACTATCAATATGTAATTCAAGGTGTTTACTCCATAAACGCTATGGGAGGAAAAGGTACTAAACTAAAAGAAATAACAATAAACAGATATCTAAATATACTGAAACTTAGAATAATTAAAAAGGACAGTTATTTTTGGATATCTAATGGTTACTTATATGTGAGTAACCCATTATTAAAATCAATAAGGTTGGCAGCATTATTTGAAGAAGATGTGCCTAATGAAATAATGTATCCAGATTGTGATTGTGGCACAAATTATTCTGTAGAGGATCTATGTAAGAACCCACTGGATAAAGAATATGCACTTCCTGGATACTTAGAGCAACAAGTCCTTGCAATGACTTCTACAAAACTTTTATCTACATATTTTCAAATTAAGACAGATATGAGTAACGAAGGAATAGATGGACAAGCACCAAACGCCCAGCCTACAAATTAATAACAAATGGCTAGAGTCTCTGTTGATTGGAGAAGTGCAAGTAAAGATAACTACAATGATTTCTGTAAGAAACACCCTTTGGTGAATCTGTCTTTTGATGAGTGGAGAAATATATTGTATCAGTACAATGATGCATTTAAACACTATATATTAGAAACAGGAAAGAAAGAAAAGTTAGTAGGTAGCCTTGGACAATTTTCTATAAACAAAAAGAAAAGAAGAAGAGTGAAAGGTGTAGATGGTAAAGAGTTTGTTAACTTACCTATTGACTGGCAGAAAACTAAAGAGAAAGGAAAAGTTATATATAACTTTAACTATCACACAGAAGGATATTTCTTTGGGTGGATGTGGTTTAAAGATAGCGCTAGATTTAGGAACTCTGAATTATGGTACTTTAAACCCTCAAGAATTACCTCAAGATTATTATCACACTATATAAAAACTGACGATAAATACCAACACATGTATCATGAATGGAAAAAATAAATTATGTCGTACTACTATAAATACAATTTTATTTCCCCAGAGCCTATATACGCTACTGTAAAAGAAGAACTTAAAAGTTACTTTGATACAGGTGCTGTAGATGATTTGCTCTTCCCTACCTATCTAGACAAGTGTCTAAGAAAGCTAGGCAGAACTACTTATGTAATAAGTGAACAAGTGTTGTTTATTGAAGACTTTCAAGCAAGATTACCAGATAACTTTCATGCTGTTAGAGAAGCTTGGATGTGTGCTGAGATACCAGGAAACCCTTATCCTTCTGCTACATCATTCTATTCACAAGCAGCTAATGCAACAACAATACAAATATCCCCACTAACAATAGGAGGAACACCTTGTAACAATCCTGAGTGTCAACATCCAAGTTGTGATGGTACATGTATGCCTGAATTAGTTCAAGCAGTATATAAAACAAACAACGAGATAGCTAGATCATATAGACATAGTTATTTACTAAGACCAGGTAATATTTCTACAAGAAAACAATGTGATGTAAGTTACAGAAATGACTGGAACAACTTTGCACCACCTGTAAGAGAGTTTACTCCTGGATCTGCAACCTATGATTCATTTGATATTAGAGATAATAAGTTTGTAACTAATTTTAGAAATGGCGTAGTTCACTTAATGTTTTATGCCACAGAATATGATACAACAGGAAATCAACTGGTTCCTGATAATTATCGTATAGCAGAATATGTTGAATCATTTCTTAAGTTCAAAGTTTTTGAAACATTAACTAATCAAACAAATGATGAAACTTTTAATCAACTTCAACAAAAGCTGGCTTATTATAAGCAAGAATATAATGAGAAGTATATAGAAGCAGAGATTGAAATTAAAAAACAAACTCCTTGGGAGAAACAAAGGAGAATAAAAAAAGACTTGAACAGGTTTAACAAGTATGAACTTCCAACTCGTACAAATAGATACGGTACAAGAAGAAGACGCAATAATTAAGAATTATGGCTAAACAGCAATCAAAAAAAGATTCTGACAAAACAAAGAAGCAGGGTAACATTAGATTAAATCCAAGTGTTGCTAGGACAGGATTAAACCTAGACAGCTCTATTAATCAAGTTGGTCCTGGAAGACTTACGTATGCTTTAAATGCTGCTGTAGAAAACTTTGACTCTAGTTCTGTAAACTATCAGAATGAGCCAGGTAATGAGTTGTGTTTAGATTTTCCTTCAGGATATAAACTTATTGGTTCTCATTTTATTCCTGAGAAACGTAAGAATATATTCTTTTTAGCCAACCCAAGTATAGGAGGTAGCGAGATTGGGTTTATGGACAATAATGATTGTCAATATCAAACACTTGTAAATGCTCCTTGTCTTAACTTTGATGTAAATCATCCAATCCCTAAAATTGTACATAGAATAACAAACTGTTCAACAGAACTCTACTGGACAGATGGAGTTAATCCTAGAAGATATTTAGACATAGAAAATATTCCTTATGTAATTAATTTAACAGCAGAGGGTAGCATTTGTAATTCTACAGAAACTGATCAGCTTGATTGTAATCAGCTTAAAATTCAACCTAACTTTGACATACCTCAATTAATGATCACTCAGATCAGAAATATAGGTAATTTAAAAGCAGGTACATATCAGTTTGCAATTCAATACTCAGACGCAAGTGGTAATGAACTTACATCATACTATTCTGTAACTAACCCTTTACCTATTGCTGATGAGTTTACAACAACAGTAAACTTTGATTACCCAGTAGGGAAATCTATTGTTGTAGGTGTATCTAATTTAGATTTATCAGGACAGTTTGAATATTACAACTTAGCCGTAATAAAAACTATAAATAACATAACTTCAGTTGAAATTGTTGGTACATATAGTATTGAAGATTCTACAAGAGAAGTAACTTATACAGGAGGAGATCAGTCACCTATACAGCTTTCCATATCAGATATATTTGAAAAGTTTCCATATTATGATATTGCACAAGATGTTACAGCTGTACAAGATGTTCTTGTTTGGGACAATCTTACATCTATTGATAGAATCAACTACCAGTCAATTGCAAATCAAATAACACTCGGTTGGGAGACTTACAGAATACCAGCAGATGAAAATTATGCAGATGAATTAAATGCTGTGAATCTTCGTGGATACATGCGTGATGAAGTGTATGCATTTGAAATTGTATTTTTATTAAAGAATGGTAAACAGACAGACGGTTTTCACATTCCAGGAAGACAAAGGGGTAGTAACGAATCTTATCCTGATGTAGCTGATTCAGGACCTAATCAAAATAACGATTTTATTGGAGACCCTGACTACTATGCTGGTGATGTAGGTTATAAATCTTGGTGGAAAGTTTACAATACAGCTTCTGTGACAGGAGCCTCTACAGGACAATCTAGTGATCCAAACTACAAAGGACCTTGGGAATATGGTGAGTTTGCATACTGGGAATCAACAGAAACGTATCCTTGTGAGCCAGATGTTTGGGGAGATTTATCTGAACAACCTATCAGACATCACAAATTTCCAGATGTAGCAGTAAGTCCTATTATAGAAAACGGACCAATAGTGTATGACAATGATAAAATTGTTCCTACAATGCAGGACGATGCTGTATTTCCTATTGGTGTAAAAATAGATAATACACAGGTATTTCAATTAATTCAAAATTCTGGATTAACACAAGATCAGAAAGATGATATTGTTGCCTACAAGATTGTAAGAGCTGACAGAGGAACAAACAAATCTATAATAGCAAAAGGTATACTTAGAAATGTAAACAAGTATACTAGAGATGAAGAAGACTACTACTATCCTAACTATCCGTATAATGATCTATCTTCAGACCCATATATTTTAGCAAACAATAATGCATGGAGTGCTGACTCTGAAGCATACTTAGTGTATTTACCAGAAGCTGAACCAGATACAAGTACTTTTCTTGCAATAATTCAAGGACTTGAAGTAACGGTGAATGAAAATGAGGGCGTATTTGAGTATACTAGTGCACTGAATGGTAAAGTGACGCAAGCAGTTATACAATTAGATGAAGTTGTTGAAATCTGTTCATTAACAAGACCTGTTCCACTTTTAGGTAAGATGGTAATTGGTCCTGGTAATTATGATGTATGGAGAGTATTTACTGATAATACTCTGACTTCATGTGGACATAGAATACGTTGGTTTGATCCATTTACTGATTGGAATGATACACCTTATGTTGATGGGGTATTTAGAACCCAATATATGTTTGATAATGGAGCTATAGGTAACTCAAAGAAATATACAGTTATTACTGAAGTGGGAGCATCAGCACCAGACGTGATAGAATGTGGTAGAGTTTGGGTAGGCTGGTGGGTAGATTGTTGTAGACCTAGACAGACATTAATGCCAGAGCAAGTGTTTGGTCCTGGAGAAGTTGAAAATCCTCCAGGGGTTAAAAAAGGTTCTGATTATGAAGGATCCAGTACAAGTAACAATGGCTGGATAGGTAGAAGAACAAAAAGTAGAAGATCTTCTTTAGGTTGTAAAGCTGAAAAACCTCAACCTTCAATTGAAGAACAAGAAGGTGAAGACATTACATACAGACAAGTATTTAATTCACCAGAAACATCTTTTGGCCAACCGTTCTTAGGAAGTGTGTTAAAGCTTGAGAGTGTAATGTTCGGTGGTGGAAAAGCTCATTGGGTAAGCGTTAAAGATAATGCTAACTACAAGCTTCTTTCTAAAGAGGCCCAACAAGATGCATTAGATAGCTCAAAGAAAATGGCTAGCTTATCAGATCCAGAAAGTTTAGGTGTGATGTTTACAGCATATCAAGCATATCTAACTATCTACGTAAATGGTATTACAAGAAAGAACTATGCAATGTCATTTAACTCTAGAGCTAATTATGATTATTCTTTTGATATAGGTAATAATGTAAATGGAGGAATCAAACAAAGAGACATAGATTTAACTAGATACTTAATACCAGGTGTACAATCATTAGGTCCTAAGGAAGAGTATTCTATAAATAACTGGAACAGAGAGACTTCTGTGTTTATAAAAACATTGGAGGAAAGAGAATTACCTAGTAGTACTATAGTGTCTGTTCCCCCTTTACCTTTTCCAAGTCAAACACCTAGTCTACTTAGTGTAGGAGATCCACTTATAGAAGATAAATCTAGATTTACAATAGGTAATAAAGGTGCATGTCCTACTCCTGAAAAACAACAAGATCTTACAGTAGTATCATACTATGCATCTATGAAAAACATTTTTCCAAATCAATATGGACAAATGTATTCATATACTACTATTGATACAGGATATCAAGCACTTGTAAAAGAAACAGGAACTTCTACAATATTTGGTGGAGATACATTTATTTCTAGATTTGCATTTAAAACAAAGCTTCCATACTTTATAGATAATAGAGTGGGTGCTCCAGATGATAGTGATATATTTTACGATGAGATTGGTAATATTGGATACCCAAGATATTGGCACTCTGCAAGATCTATATTAGAAGATTATAATTTAGATTTTGATGGTGAAACAACTCCTGTAAGAAACCTAATTTCATACAAGGCACACAACTTTGATTGTCCTAATGATCCATCTACTATAGAACCAGGAGGAGGAGCATATAGAACTTTCTATGATGGATATATGTATTTGTTTGCATATGGTATTCCAAACTTCTATTGTGAAACTACATACAACACAGACTTACGTCAAGCATTTAATAATAAAGAAGGGGACTTCTGGCCTCACGTAAGTTCTGGCATTCCTGATGATTGGTTACAAGAAACAAACGTACCTATTGCACAGGATAACACTTATTATTATAATGTAACATATTCTAAACAGAACAAAGAGAACGTATTCTCACATCTTCCACCTGATTGGAAAGATGACTTATGTTATACAGTGTTCCCATTCAGAGCTATTTATTCTGATGCAGCTATAACAACTGCTGACTCTAGAGTTAATAACTGGTTAGTTTATAGAGCATTATCATTTCATGACTTCCCACAGAATTATGGGAATCTTACATCATTAGATGGTATTCAAAATAAAGCAATACTTGCACGATTTGAGAACAAGTCATTATTATATAACAATCTTCTTACAATTGACACAAGTAATCCACAAGCTGCATATATTGGTAATCCAAGACTATTTGATAGTTCTCCACCAATTGACTTTGCTGAAACAGATTTAGGATATGTAGGAAGCCAGAATAAGTTCTTATTAAAAATACCCCAAGGTCAAATCACTGTAGATGCTAAGAGAGGACAAGTGTTCCTAGTTTCAGGAACTAAAGTTCAAGATCTTACAGCATTTGGTTCTGGTGTAAATAGGTTTATGGCAGATCATTTACCTTTTGAGATACTCGAACATTTTCCAAATGTACCTACAGACAATCATTTTAACAGTATTGGATTACATGGTGTATATGATAGTAAGTTTGAAAGAGTAATTATTACCAAGCGTGATTATATTCCTCTTCGTGATGATATTCAATATGATGAAGACACAGGAGAGTTCTATATTGAAGGTGAAACTGCACGTCTTTTCAAACAAGCAGATCCAACAGCAAAATTACCAAACAATTGTCAACCATATATAAGTTCAACATTTGAAGGAACTTTACGCATTGAATATATTCCTTGTGGGGATGATGTTATTGAGCTTATTGAATTTGAGTGTCAAGGTAATAGTTGTGGAGGAGTTTTGGTGCCATGTGCTGAACAAATAATATTTAGTAATGTAAGTCTTATAGGATTAGGTTCTTGTGGAGATGAGACAACTACAACTACTAGTACGTCTTCTTCAACTACAACTACCACTACAACATCTAATGAAACTACTACTACTACAACTACAGTAGAGGTAACTACTACCACTACAACTTTAGAAGAAGTCCCTAGTGATCCTCCAAGGCATATAATATATCTTGAAGATGAAGAATATTTCTGTAATAAATCTTGGACAATCTCCTTTGACTTTAATACAAAGAGTTGGATATCTTTTCATTCATATATTCCAAACTTCTACATAGGAGAGAATAACTTCTTCTATTCAGGGGTAAATGGATGTTGTACAAGTGATGGTTCTGCAAATCTTGAAGTTCTAGCAGGTGAACTATTACCTCCTACTTTACCAACCACTACTACCACTACTACAAAAACAACATTGTTTCCAACTACAACAACTACTACTACATTTAGAGATTTAGTAATAGAGGGTGGTGAAGTTACACCTACTTATTGTGAACTTTCTGGTGGTACAGGAATAATAACAATAACTACCACTACAACAGCTCCATGTTACACTCCATCAGAGAATTCAATAACTGATAGTTTTTTAGAAGGATATCAAATAGTTGGAGGATCTCCAACAATTAGCACAGGCTCATCACAAGATGCGTGTAGAGCAATGAATTTAATATCTTCAAATGTATTAGGAATTTATATACAAGTTTCTTATGACAGTTATGATATAGGTGAAGCAGTATATGTTTGGGATCCAATAGCTCCATATTGCGAAGGTCTTTCAGAAGGTTGGTATTCTAATACAGAAAATACCGATAGTGTCTTTTATGTAGCTTCTAATTCTAGAATTGAACAAATAGAATATTGTGATTCCTGTTTAAGTACAACTACTACTATAGCTCCTCCACCAGAACTAGATGAATGTTGTGGATTTGTTTCAGTAACTCCTGAAGGCTTATACATAAGTGGAGGTTCTGAAGACTCTGATACACAAGATGGTTATGTAAATGTTCCAGGATTTGCATACTCAGCAACAACAGGTGTTGCTTTTACGTCAAGTAAGTTATGGACTATAGATACAGACATAAAAGAATGGGACATTACACTTTCTCCATTTACAGCAACATTCAACAGAGATATAACATATGGAGAAACTCCAAGCGTTGCAGGTAATATTGCACTAAGTGATACGGTATTGTTAGGTGTAGATTCTACTGTAGCTCCACAGAAGATTCTAGAAATAGATATTACAGCAAATACAGCTGTAGTAAATGTACAATTTGAAATACAACTAAATAGAGTTGTTGAAAGTAATTTATTATACACTAAAGAAAATAAGTTAGTTTTAATATCTAAAGACGGACTAGACTACTACATTACACAATTTGATTACTCTAGTGGTAATGTTGAATTAGATGTAAGTCTTGGACAACTCACTGGACGTATTATGTTATTTGAATGTGATTGTATAATTAATGTTATACTTGACAATGTATTATACATATTTGATTCAACTCAAGGGCTTGTTAATGTAAGTGAAACAGATCCTAGTCTTATTCCACCAGGTGAGAGTGCTAAAGATTTTAAAACACTGAGTCAATCAGCAGCATATCTAAATTGTGGAATTGAAAATACAACCACAACAAGTACTAGCACATCTACTACAACTAGCACCACTACACTTTCACCAACTTGCTATGAGTATGAAGTAAGTGGACCAATAGCAACATACTATACAGATTGTTTTGGTCAGCAACAAGTAATAAGTTTAGGTAGTGGACAAACACAAATAGTATGTGCAGGTCTAGGAATAATAGGAGCAACATTAATAGGACCATGTAACAACCCAGTTTAATATGAAAACAATAGTAATAAAATTAACTTTTTCTGGACCAAACGCAGGCCCATTTGACATACTTACTCGGTCAGGACAAGTATTGTTATTAGCTGTGACTAGAGATCAGTTAATAAATGGAATTACTGTTAATGTTGATGACAATGCTTCATCAATTATAATTAGATCAAACGGAGATTGTAAATTTGAAAAAATCATACCACTTGTAGATATTCCTATGGATGAGTATCAGGAAGCTAAATATGCTCAAGATACTACAGGATGTTTGTGGACACACCTAAGGAATCCACAAATATATAATTATTACTATGGTAATATTGAACCCTACATTATAGAATACCCATTTGCTTATAAATATAACGATGAGATACTTCAGAATGTAAAAGATTATAGTAAAGTGTATAGATATTTACCTTCAACAGCTGGAGCTTTTGATAGTAATAGAAAAGTACAAATAGATGATAAATGGTTTAACAAGGCTGTATTATATAACGGTCAACAGTCTACAGGATTGTTGGAACTTGTTCCTAAGCCAGAAAATAATCTGTCAGCATATATGCAATATCCTATATTAAATAATGACAGTAAGACTATTACGTTCACCAAAAGTGATAACTTTTATCAGTATAATACATTCTGGGCATTACAGAAAAATGAGCAGATACCACTATTTAATACATCTTGTCAATCTCTTTCTATTGATAAAGTTATTAATCAATCTAATATGGACTATGGTCCTAAATCATTTGGTAAGTCAACCCTTAGAGCTAAAAACTTAAAGGTGAGACATATACTTGATGACTCATCAACAACACACATTATAAGTCAGTTTATTGTAACACCATCACAAATATCATATAAGTAATGGCAAAAGGTTTAACAGCATCTAAAGCAAAGAAGATACTCGAAGATGGAACAGTTCGAGGTAAAGCGCTTACAGAGAAACAAAAGAAGTTCTTTGGAGCTGTTGCTGGTGGTGCTACGCCTTTAAAAAAGCTTAATGGTGGTTGGTTAGATAAGTTTGCTATGGGAGGAAGTCTTCCTGGTGCGTCTGGTATGATGTATGCACGTACATCTGGAACATCTCCTGAAGAACCTAAGAAAGCTCAGGAGGGCACTATACAATTAGATGAGGTAGTTGTAACTGCACCAGGAAGAAAGAAAGATACAGCCTTTCGTGACTCAGATAAAGATGGGAAGCCTGAGTATTTGCAAATCAATGATAATGGTGATTATGTTCTTTCGTTAGATCAACAGCAAGAACTTGAAAATCTAGGTATTACAGACTTAGATAGTTATAATGATTATTTTGGAACAAATTATAGTAGAGATAATGCACTAAATGAGTTTAATTATCTAAACTACTATAAGCCTCAATATGATGATATGATTAGTAGTATTCATGGTGCTACTAATCAAGCAGCAAAAAACATAATGACAGCTGCATCATTTATACCT